CATGGCGGGACTTGAACCCGCATGAGCAATGCTCGACAAATTTTAAGTTTGTTGTGGATACCAATTTCACCACACGCCCATAAAAAACAAATCTACTTTATAGTATAAGTGGGAGGATGAAAGTTACAATACTCGTTGAATGTGATTTTCATTTCCTTACAAGTCAGATTAGCATATGCTGCTGCTTTTGGCAAATTCCATTTTGCTGAAAACAACATTTCCATTGATTTGCGGGTTTCAGGTCTCATTAGACATAAGGCGAAAGGTCATTACTTGTTTTGATAAAATTAATTGCAGTATTTAATCTTACATTTTCTGTTTCTTGATCATTTATTGCATAAAACATTCCCCACCTTTGAGATTGATAAAATCTTCTCTCATATTTCACACTATTAATAGAGACAATAAGATTTTGTGCTTGAGCGCGAAGTGTATCTATACTTGCATACTTCGATTTAACTAGATTTAAATTAGAAGGACTTAATGTTGTTGAAGCATATGCAACAGTTCCAGTGGATCCAATTGATGTTCCAGAATCATAAGTTAAATAATTGAACGACCCAACACCAACATTAGAAGATAAACTTACATCAGAAAATCCCATTGGATTTTCACCAGTATAAGAACGAGAATTCATGTTCTCAACTTTAGTAAATAGCTGATCATTTTTAACTGTTCCAATAGCAACAGTTCCTGCATATCCAATTAAAGTAACAATCTGTTGTTTAAGATTATTGATTGAATTTCCAATAGAAATAATTTGAGTATCAGTATCATTAATTAAAGGACTATAATCATCTATTCTATCTTGAATAGGACGATCTAGACCTTGACCATTTTCAGAAAGAGAATCAAGTTCATTAGTTGTAAATCCAAGACGAGATGTATCAAGTCCTGCAATTCCATCAACCAAAAATTTTTCTTGTTCGATGCTATTTAAATTTTGATCTAATCTTTTTTCTAATTCCGTTAGAGCATTTTTTGTTTCTTGTCTCATTTGATTACGTCGTAATAGCTAACTCTGCATAAGCAATTCCATCAACAAATTCTTCTGCACTGCGACAGAAATTCAAAGCATTAATAAACTCTTCTACCGTATCACATTTAATAAATTTTTTGTTATCTTCATTATCAATCAAAAGAATGCTACGAGAACATACATCAATAACAATTTTTGACAGATAAGTGTCGTCGGAAGGCATTTCAAGAAATTCATTTACCATAGTATTCTACCAGATTAAGAGTTTAATGTCAAGGAAGATGTGCCAGTTAATCAACTGGATTTCACATCATAATCCCACCCAGAAACGGAATATTCATTAGAATTTCCTGGATAATCTGCAGGAGAATTTCCAAGATACTCTGGAATCAATCTTTCACCATCAGTTCTTTCACCAAAAATGTGATAAAAACAATCAATTGGTAAATTATTTTTTGATGATAAAAAGATTGTATTAGATTCTATTTTTTCAACAATTACATCTTGAAATGTTCCAATTGGGGTAATTGATACGGTAATTGTATCAGGATTCACAAAATTTGTCCAATACTCTGGCAATTGTATTTGATTACAATTTGTTCTTCCTCTATAATAAACAGCATTTTCAGGACCTTCCAAACAAGTATGTCTAAGTCTCCAATCTTTTTTTGTCGGATGTGGAATGTCAAAGTTCTTTTTTGAAGCAAGAAAATTGCCACTAAAATCAAACACTTTGCCAGCAAGTTTTAATGCACTACTAATAGAAGCCCCAGTGTGATTTTTTACACCAGTATGAGTATGAGCACCAACATCACATTTAGTGCCTTGCAACTGACTAATACCTTGTTTAATGTTAATTCCTTGATTAATACGAAGTCCTATGAACAAAGAAATACCATTAACTTCTAAACTATTTGCAACTGGTAAAGTTATTCCACCAAGAGTTAAAGGAGGACAAGGTGGACCAATCTGCACAACTGCTCTTGGAATTAATCCTCCAACTGAAGTAGATCCAACTGGCATTCCAAAAACACCCCAAGAAGAAACTAAAGTTCCCGAGAATGGTGGAACAGCAGGAATAAATGTTGGATCGGCACCACCTACAACAAGTTTGCCGTCCACACCCCTCATACTATCATGCATTAGATTTTTCCTCCAATACCAATACTACTCAATAAAGCACCAACACCACTAAAAGAAATTTCACCAGAATGTGATGCAGCATTAAATCCTGCCTGTGTTTCTAAAAATCCTTTAGCAACAATACTCATGTCTTTTGATGCTGCTAATCCTATTCCCTCACCCTGAACTTTAATTGATGATGCTTTTAAGTTAAGATTTTTTGTTGCTTTGAGATCAATGTTTCCCTGCTTTTCTCCACCCTCGGCACAAATTACAATGTTTTTTGCCTTTAGAAAAATGTCTCCGTCTGTTGCTTCTAAATGAATGTCTCCATGTTTGCACAAGATCACCTTTGCTGGATTGAATACTGAAGTATCATTTCCTCTTGCCTTTAAATTATGACCCAAAATCTCAACAGATGATCCTGGTGTAAATAAAACATGTTTACCTACGGTTCCGTTTCCAGTTCCACCTTGTCCAGTATCTGCGTAGAATCCCATCGTTTGGGATTCTTGCGTCTGAATTTGCCACAAAGCAGTTCCGTGAATGGTTGATTGACCACTCTGAAGGGAATACCTTCCCTTATTTTCTTTTTCTAGTTCCTTATTATCTTCTGGAACTGCACCTGAAGGTACTGTCATTTTTATTTACCTATACAATCAACAACAGAAATAACATCCCCATCTCCATCACCAATAGTGCTAATTTCTTGCATGTAATCAATTTTTTCATACTTCATCACAACTTTCAATTTAGCACCAACACCTTTTGCACTATTTATTTTAGCAATCGGTCTCTTTTTACAATCAAGTCCACATTTTGTTTTGGTTACAAACACTTTAACAATGTTTCCTCTAGAAGTCAATTTAACAGGAAAAGTACAAGATCCAACACTTACTGTTGTGTTTGGAGAGTAACCCCATCCAGTATCTAAAACAATAATTCTAGAAATTTCACATTTATAATCATCTATAACCTTTTTGCCAGTATTTGGTTTCTCCTGACCCTTTTCCCAAATGGTATCCGTTTGTGAATACCCTCCACCTCCACTAATAATTGCAACATCTACAACACCAATTTCTGTTCCATTTGGATCAGACTTATAAGTTCCATTTGATGAAGAACTAACAGGACCCATAATTGCAATTCCACCAGCACCATAACTATTTGTATCTGGTGTACTTTGATCTACAAAGGTAATAATTGGAACATCTCCTGCATTATAACTTCCACTGTCAGTAATTGCAACACCCACAATTTGCCCATTATCATCAACCATTGCAACTGCAGATGCTGATTGATTTGATGACCCTACAAATTGAACTTCAGGTGTTAATTCTTGAATTGTATTGAGTGAACAATTTGGAGATCCAATAGATGGTGGATTAAATCCTGAACCGTCGCCAGTACCAATGTCAAGTGGATTAGAACTAAACAAATCTTCAAAATTATCAACTAACATTTTTGCAGTTCCATATCTTGTTGACCAAGAATGAGGTTCTTTACAATCAACTTTATCACAACTAAAAAGATCTGACAAGAATCCTAGTCCAGACAAAGCACCACTAATAATAGAATCTATACTTCCAGCAACACCAGCTGCAGATAAAATAGGGCCCATTAAAGTATCTAAGATAGAATTCAATTGTGAAAACATGTCTCCCATAAAAGAATTCACAACACACTCAGTAAAGCTTACAACTTCATCTACAAAACTCATAATACTATCAACAAGATAACTAAATACATCTCCTAAAAGATTTTCAAAAAGGCAAAAAAGAGAATCAGTAATTGATTTTTGTGCCTGACCACCATAAGGTTGTTGTGGTTTAGGAAAAATTGTTTTAATCAATAAATCAAGTGCTTCATAAACAAGTTTCATAATTTTATCTCTAATTTTACGAATCCATTCAGATACTCTACCAAAAATTGATCCAGCAATAGATTTAACTTCATTTTCAATATCAATAATCTTACCCATAATTGGATCAATGTATTGACCATCAAGATTTTGAAGTCTTGATAAAGTTTTAGAAAATTGATTCAGAATTGAACTAATTTCACCAATTCCAGAGTCTCCACAAGGATTTGGTGGAGTAATTTCAACATCAGTTAAGATGTTAAAATCCGTCTTTGCCTGAGTTATTTCATCATCTGCTTCATCGTTTGGAACTCCACTTACAGGATCACCAGATTGCTTTGCCTTTTCATCAATTGCATGTTTGCCTGCAGATGCTGTTTGAGGAGTGAATGGATCAAAAGCAGTTTTTCTTTGATCTACTGGAATACTTTTTACATTTCTGTTTCGATAAAGAGTTCCAAATACGACGGGTTGTTGTCCGTCTTCTCCATCTAAGAAAAATCCAAGAACAATTTCTCCACCCTTTAATCCAAGCAAACTTCCTTCACCATCAATACCAGATGTTTGATTTGCTGGTCCTAAAACATGAGCAAATGGGAGTTTATCATCAGGCAGATCAGTAAGATCATCATGATACCCTATGATCCTAACTCTAGTTCTATAATAGTAAACTTCATTTCCATCTTCAACCTTTTGCGTTTGAAGTGCTTTTCCCCACTTTCCAGTTTCTGGATCAGTAACTTGACCAATCCACCATTGAAACTGATCTTTTCCAAAAAAATTCTGTTTTACTACAGTTTGTTCAGTCATTTTAAGTAAATGAATCTCTGATAAGTTTTAAAGCAGTGTATGCTCTATTATTATAAATGCTGTGTTTAAGCTGAGAAATTAAATAATTACCACTCGGATCTTTTGTATTATCCGTCCCAAATTTTTTATTTTCTTGATTGCTTGTTGGAAGAGGAAACTGGACTGTAATTACTTGCCCTGCTCTCAAATCAGGGTTCAATGGAACTAAAATGTTCAATGATTGTGAAAACAAAAGATTCAAACGAATGTATGTTTGATTTTGGTATTTAGATAACTCTTCTGGTTTTTGCTCATCTTCTGTAGTTTCTCCAGATTGCAATGCCCCAACATCTAACATTCTAAACATAAATCTGGTTGGTTGATCGTGCAAATTTTCAGGAAGTTTTGGATATTTCTTTGGACTCACTTCTGAAACTTTAGTAACTTGATATTGAGTATCATTCTGCATTTTCATGTTTTTAGAATCCCAGTAAATTGTCTTATTGGCATACATTCCCATTCTCGACATTGCACTTTGATCAGAATTCTTTGTCAAATAATCTGAAATAATTACAAATCTATCTCCAGGATTTACAATCTCAGTTTTTTTGTAGGTGGCAACAGAAGACTGTTTTAATAAAGTATCAACAGATTTAAATACATAACCATCTAAAGTTTCAAAAAATAGAAATCCTCCAGAAGTAGTTCCATTTTGACTTTTTGGACACAACCATTGAATTGTATCAAATGGTCTTTTTTGATTGCCAATAAAGGAATAAGAGTTTGTCGTATTCTCTGAATTTATTTTTTTCTTAGTTTGCAAACTTTTTTCAGATCCATTTAACAAAGATTTCACAGTATTTCCTATATTTCCTTCGTATTTTTTCCCCAATCTAATCGTTTCATTTTTCAAACACTCAAGAGAAAATCCATTTAATGTTGCCATTTGACCACTAGATTTTGTAAAAGCATCTCCAGTTGTTTGATTAATAATTTTATGATCATTCGTAAATTTTAATGATTGATTAGCATAGGGAAAATAAATTTCTCCAACTAAACTTTCACCACCCAAAATTGGTCCATTGCTCAAAACACCATCAGCATCCACAAATGTAATTGATAATGAAATTGTTGGGCATAAAATGTCTTCATAATAATTAATTGCAGCACCTCTTGCAACACTGTACTCACCAAAAGTATCAGAAATTATAGATAACTGTTTAATTTTATAATTGTCTACTGTCATTATCCAATTGATGAGAGATTAGATGCCATTGTGGTGAAATTTGAAGTATTTGAACCTCCACCTTGCCTATTTAGTTGCCCAGACTGAACTTGACTAGGAGATTGGGCAATAACTGGCTGAATCAGTGTTCTTGTTGCTGTTGCTGTTGTAGAAGGTTTTAAATCTCCTGGTTTTGATTTAATTTCTGGTTTAATTTTTGCTGCTTCTGTATCTTTTGTTTTCATTGGATGAGTTCTAGTCCATTGCCCAGGATCTACAGTTCCTCCCTTAGGTCCTATTTCCCAATGTAAATGTGGTCCTTCACTTATACCAGTAGATCCAACATTTCCCAACAGTGCTCCCTGATCAAAAGTTTGTCCCTTTTTATAATTTGCTGGTTTAATAAGATGTCCAAAAAAATGAGTTTCTCCATAAACACTATCTTTCCATTCAATGTGATTGCCATATCCAGAGTCATAACCTGCTTTTGTTACAACTCCAGGAAAATAAGCATAAACAGGAGTTCCTGGTGGTGCTGATACATCATAACCTTTATGATTAGTTCCCGTGCTTTGTCTGTATCCTACTCCAGAAATGATTGGTTGAGATGATTTAAAAGGACTATAAGAAGTTGATAATGGTGCCTGAGTTTTACCACCATAAGCAACAGATCCACTTGTTCCACTCAGAGCAGCAAAACCACCAGCACCTAACATACCTCCAACAAGACCAGCAGGAGAAGGTTCTTTATTCTGTTGCTCCTTTTGCTGAGCTCCTCCCATTTCTTCAGTGACAGATTTTAGGGCATCGGCAAATCCCTGCGAATAAAAAGTTGTTGGATCAAGTTGCTGTTGCACATTTTCACCATCTGTCATTAGAGAAACAGAACTAATTTTTGATTCATCATCTGCAAGTTTTTCTTCCCTATCATCAAGTTCTGTGTTCAAAAAAGATGATTTTTTAATGTTATTATCAGTTTTTAAATCACTCAAACGCAAAAAAGAATCCATCTTTCGGATCGAAGATGGTGTTGATCCAAGCAACGATGACTCTTTGATCTTAACCATAAATGTGCGGCATTGATGCGTTAATGTTTAAATGATTTATTGAATTAATTGTCCACAATCTTGTCAATGGGTTATTCGTTGCAATTTCGCTTCCAGAAGGAAAATCTGGAACTGCTTCAGTATTCGTTCCACCTTGAGATCCTTGCATAATTGGAGGAAGAGTTGCCACAGATGAAGATGAAGGAGGAGGAGTCAATTCAGCAACAGATTTTTGTGGAATCTCTGGTTTAACTTGTGTCGATGCAACTGCTCCAACAAAAGGAGCACTCGCATCACCAGATGGTTGTTTCATTGACGTTTGATCTGGTTTTACATCTGCTGCTTGTGGTGTTCCCATTGGTGAAGTTGATGCAGATGATGGTTTTGGTTTTATTGCTGGTTTTGTTTCTGATTTTTTTGATGCAGATTCAGCAGGTTTAAATGATTTAATCCAATCATTATGTTCCTTATCTCTTGGTCCTCCAGGTCTAGACAAATTTTCTCTGGGTCTTTCCCATTTAAGCATCCACCAACGTGCTGCATCTTCTGCAGATTTAAATGATTGATTTAAGTATGATGGTCCAGCATCCTCTTTGAGAGCATAGTCTATTTGCCCTTTCCAATTTGTTTCCCAATCATTAACTGTTGCTGCCATTCTTGTGCTTCTTGGTTTTTTCCACTGAAACAATCCACCAGCGCCGCCATCATCCCCACTCTTTGAATTAGGTTTAAATCCACTTTCTGCTTTGATGTTTGCCATAATACCCAAAGCATGTTCTTTAGACAACCCCTTATCATTAATCAAATAATTATAAATTGATTGTTGAGTTGCACTTCCTTCACTAGATGGTGTAATTCCATCATTATTAGAAGCTTCTGTCCCTACTGCAATCCCAGTCGCAGCAACAGCACCTTGAACCAATTTCTGAAAGAAAGATTCTTCTCCCTGAGGTCTTCCAGTTTGTCCAAATTGAAACTCCCCTTTAGCTCCACCCGAAACAGATTTTCTGAGTGATTTTAGAATATCAGTCTTTTCTTGTGCATCTTTTCTAGCAGCAACAAGTTTTTCCCTTGCTACAATCTGTTGTTGTCTTTGTTTTTGTTCATCTAAGAGATATCTACTTATACCTTCTACATCAGTTCTTAATGATTGCAATCCAGCACTCAAAGAAAGAAAAGAACTATTCAAAAAAGAAATTGCTTTTGCAAGTTCCTGTTCTTGTGAATCAGACTCTCTTTCTACACGTACAACCTCTCCATTAATCTGCTGAATTTCAGTAGATTGAGTGCTGATTGTCTGCAATAGTGATTGCAGATAATTTTGATTTGATTGACTTTGTACTAAAGCAGTTTGAGCAGTTTCAAAAGCAGATTCAGAAAGTTGTCGAGACTTTTCTTCGTCACCACCATTAACATAAACTGGTGAATTATTGAAGAAACTTTGAGTCGAAATTTTTCTTTCTGCTAGTTCAGCCATTTTGCTTTTGTTTCTCTTCTTCTATGTGTTCCTTCAGCAGAGCCAAATAAATTTCCCTTTCCCAAGGAATCATGTTTTCAACATCACTTAAACTATATTTATGGTATTGCATGAGAGCAAAATTAATTCTAAAGTGTGATTCAAGATCTTCTCTTGCAATACTTAAGCGAAAAAATCCTTTAATCCCTCCAACGAAACTTTATTGATGACACCAGTGTTTGGATTCTTAACGTCAATTTCATAATAAAGTTTAGGCATAGTATCAAAAAACTTTTCCATTTCTTTATATTGCATTGGCGTCAATTTTCCAATGTAATCTATTCTTTCTTTTTCTGTGTATTGATTAAAATCCCATGCTTCCTCTTCAGTATATAATGTATCTAAACAATTTGCCATTGTTTTAAGTTCTTCATTAACTCTTTCTTCTGGTGTAGTGGGAGACACAAAGTTAGTTTCAATGAATTGACTTAAAGAAGGATACTTCATCCTAAGTGTTAACTTGTCATCAAGAACAATGTCTCTCTTATGATCTTTATTCTTTTTAACTTCAATTTCATCCACATAAATTGTTACTGGTACTTCAGTTGTTCCATCATCAGAACAAGTAACGACCATCTTAATTGATTCGCCAATAGATTTACCACGAATGTTTAAAAAGAAATATTCAATGTCAAATGTTGGAAGTTCATCAACATCAATTCCTTTGGTGATCAAACAGTTTGCTAAAACCTGTTTAACTGCATTTGAAATCTCATAATTGTTCTGAGATTCCATTGCAAGAATTAAAATTTTCTCTTCTTTAACAAGAAAAGGACGATACTTAATTTTCTTGTTATTTGATGGTAAAACCAACTCATAAACAGGTGTCGCTGGTGCAGGTAATGTTGTCATAACTCAGTTTTTATCAGTAAATTTATTTAGTTTAAGAATTTAAGATGTTTGAACTATTAAATAATTTTGATTCTAATCCTGTTGGTGTTATTTCTGAAACGTAATATCTATCATATTGAAAAGTCACACTAACTTTTAAAACATTTGAATTACCATAACTTACTGGTATTGAAGTGATGTTAATTGGCCAAGCATTTGTTAACTCATAACTCAACATGTTTGACTTATACAAAGATTCAGCAATTCCAGGTCTTTCTTCTTGATATAAAGTATCTTTTTCAAACTTAACGATTCTAATCACATCTTTATAAGAATCTGGATATCTCAATTTTGAATAAGTGCTATCCGATCTATCTGTTTTGTTAATCGGATTAATGTAAT